ATACGACCATGACGTTGTGTCTGGATTAAATAACTATCGGCAATATCCATTTCAATAAGATACTTAGCAGAATGCATATTTATACCTTCTGAACCAGCATTTGATGCGATTATTATATTATAATCATTCGTTTCGTTGAATAATTTTACTTGTTCGAATCGTTTTTCAGAATCCATTGTGCCATTAATATGACAAATTTTAATTCCTTTAAATCTAGATTCTAGATGCATGTCAAGAATATTTTGCAATGATCTATACTTACTAAATACGACAACTTTTTCGCCTTCGCTAAAAATACTTTCGATTAAGTCTAAGAATAATTCAATTTTTTGACTTTTTTCATTAGTAACATATTCTTTACCAGCAATGCTATCACCAAATTTTAATAACTCATCAGTAATAGCAAGTTCTTGAGCAAATGTTTGTTTCATTAAAATAAGATTGTCTATCTTATTAAATTCTTCATTTTTTCTAGCTTCTTCGATACTATTAAAACGATCCATCATTGCTTCTTGTTGTGCTTTTAATTCAGAAATTTCTTCAAGTAATTGTTCACTTGCTTTTTGTGTTTTCGGACCTAAATTACAATATTTTTGTGTAACAATTAATTTAGGTAAATGACTGCTAACTTCTTCTTTAGTTCTAATAATTAAATTAGGACTAATAAAATCCGTTAATTCTTTTTCATTTCGACTTCCTATAATAAATCCAAGACTATTTTTCTTTACATATCTTTTATCGAATTTATTAATATTTGTAAATAAATCTTTTTTAATAAATCTAAAGATGCCAAAAATATCACGAGGATTTTTTTGTATAGGTGTTGCAGTCGCACCGAAAGTATATTTTGCATTATTAAATTTATATAAGCTTTTACTTCGCTTTGCTTGATAATTTTTAACATATTGAACTTCATCAGCAAAGATATATTCGATTTTCATCTTAAGTAATTTTTCTCTAACTTTATCATCGTTAAGAGTTTCATAATTACATATAAGAAGATCGCCTTCAAATTGACTATCGAATTTCTTTTTGGCTTTTGAAGATGTTTCTAATATACTAGGAGTAAGATCACTAAACTTTTTAACTTCATGATACCATTGAACTTTAAGGCTACTTTTAACAACGATAAGACCAGGGCCTTTTATTTTTTTGCGATCTAAAAGTTCGAGATATAAATCTATGGCTATTAAAGTTTTACCAGCGCCGCAACTTGCAACGATTAAGCTACCACTATCAATATCAAGCAATTCTTTAACAGCTGTTTTTTGATAGTTGTAAAGATCATATTTGCATTTACCAATGCCTTCTAAATTAAAATCTGCACAATATAATAATAGCTTGTGAAAATTTTCTACTTTCCACAAGCCATCTTTATATTTGCTTGTTTTAGTTAAGCCGTATAATAATTTACTATAATCTTCTGGAGAAATATTATTAGGAATTCTTGCTATGTTGTTTTTTAATATTTCCAAGTTGAGTTAACACCTCTTCAGAAGTTACGACGCAAATTTTATCTTTTGCATGACTGCAAATAACATTTACTATTGCATCGTATACTATATTGCTAATATTTTGATATGGAATTTTCATGCTCTCTGGGAAAAATAAATATTTTTGCCCATTAATAACAACATAATATCCTTTAACATTTTTACCAAAAGCAACAGAAGTATGTTTGCCTCTTTCGATTGTAATAGTAAAATCATCACAGCCAATACAAGACATGTCTGATTTAAATAAAATTTTCATTGAAAATCTCCTTTAATAATAAGCTTTTAACACAAATATTATAGCATATTATAACTTAATTTTCAATGAATTTAAATTAATCGTTCCTTTTTCGAAATCGATATACAGACCTTTTAATCCTGATTTATTCTTCTTCGAATACGGCTTCCAAGGCTTTTTCGACTTCTTCCAAGGCGGCGATGTTTTTTTGTACATCATTGCTCCTATTGCATAATCTAATAATTCTTTTCATTCCGGCGATATAACTTAGACTGTCATCAATTTGTTTTGAAGTACAATAAAAATTTCCCTTATTAATTAATCGCAATTCTTCTTTGCAAAATATACTGACTTCATCATTCAGTAAATGATAATCCATATATTAACCTCAATTAAAATCTCTTAGATCATAAATATCTAAATTTAATCTAATTGCCATTGCTAATTCTTGACGACAGCCATTACTCTTATAATAATCGCCGCACATAACGATGCCGTCACATTTTGATAATAAGTCTATACAGATTTCTAGTCCTTGATCATAATTAAGTTTACCATCAAGAGTCCCATAACTATTAATAGGACTAATAAAAACATATTTATTACTATAATTCAAAACCAAATCTGTAAGAATTTTTGTAACATTATTTATATTTTCTTCTTTATTACCATTTGTTAAAAATGGATGACTTACATAAATAAGTTTTTTATAAATAATTGCTTCAGCATTTTCTTTAATATCATTCGAATTTATAATTGTCATTATTAATTACCAATCTCAATATCATAATGTAAATCTAAAGAAATAGCTAATCCATCAAATGAAACTTGCTCTAAATATTTTTCAGCTTCATAATAAGAATCAAACTTTTTTAAAATTTCTTTCTTATTAGTTTTTGTATTTAATTCAAAAACGATATACATTTTAAATTCCTCATATAAAAAAGCGGTATCCATTAGGATACCGCCAGTAATTCAATTAAGCATTAACTGCATCTTTAACAGTTTTAGATGCTTTAAATTTGAATGTTTTAGATGCCGCGATTTGAATTTTTTCGCCTGTTGCAGGATTATGACCTTCGCGTGCTGCACGTTCGCCTTTTTCGAAAGAACCGAAACCAGCGATAGCTACTTTTTCACCTTTTGTAACTTCTTCGACGATAGTCGCAAATACTTCATTAACGATAGCTTCAGCAGCTGTTTTTGTAGAAACTAATTCTTTTTCGACTAATTTTGTAGCAAGTTCTTTTTTTGTCATTGTTTTTTACCTCTTAAAAAATATATATAATAAGTATATTAACAATATACATTATAAACCAAGCAAAGTCAACTATTTATTTAATATTTTATTTGCTTTGGTAAAAGAAAAATTATTTCTAATAAATTTTTTCAACCTAGCATTCTCTTCATTTAAATTTTTAACTAAATCAATTAATGATTTAGTTTTATCTTTCAATTCAGAATTTAAACTAGTATATTGCTTAACAAGATCACAAAGTTCTTCAACTTTTTTCTTTCTTTGTTTTTCAGCCTTTTTAACATTATATTGCATTGAAATAGAGACAGCTTGACGACTAATTCCATATTTTTTTGCAATAAAGTCTAAGGTGTGACCTTTTAAATATAATAATGTTTTTTCTTTATTGGTTTCTGGCAAAGAAGAAATATCAAGACCTTTTAATTGTTCTTTTCTTTTTTTTAATTCTTTTTCAGAACAAATATTGTATTCAGATGATTTTTGTTTGCATTTCAAACACACACCACTTGTATTATTTGGTGCTAATAAAGAGCCACAATCTTTACAATATTTAACTTCTTTTTTATATTTAATGATAAGATTTTCTAAATTAGTATTTTTATTATCGCCATCTTTAAATTTAATAGAATATATTGGTTTACCTTTTGCTAAAAAAGCTTTTGCTTTCAAATGAGACATAGCAAAACGTTTATTATCTGGACTTTTTGTTACGATGTATCCACGTTTTTCATCGTAAGTTCCTTTATTTACAGTACATCCAAAATGATCTGTATATTGAACAATTTTGTCTTTATAGACATAAAATCCGTCTACTTCTACACAATTTCCAGATTTTAAATCTTCTTGAATTTGCATAAAGCTAAGTCTCTGTATCGACATAAATAGTATTCACTTCCTTATTATATTCTTCGTAAGATAAAGATTTAATATATGTATCCTTACCAGACATACTTGATCTAATTGCTAAATCTAAATTGATTATTTTTCGATCATCTAAATCAGCTATATTGTTATATGTTACTTTTACAAATTTAATTTTCTTATAAGAGTAATAAACTTTATAATAAAAAGAAATTTTACAGCTTACAGTTTGTTTAGCTATAGATATATTTTTTAAATTATTTTTCATAGCTATTTAAATCTGCCTCGATATTTAAATTTAATAGGAACACAATCATATTTCATAAATGGGCGAATATGACCTTGTAATCTTAAAGCTTTTTGTCGATTTCGAATCCTACCAAAAGAAAAATCGCTAATTTCAGTATAACGAGAATCTCTAAAGTGCGGAGATGGCCATTTCCATGATTTCCATAAGAAATTTTCTCTTTCGTGTTTATTTTTTAAAGTTTTAAATACTTCAAAGAAATCATTGTATAATTTTTGTTCTTGTAAAACATCACATTCAACTGGTTCACCATTTGGATATGTATAAGCACCGTCTATGTCTTCTAAACTTCTTGCATTAGTTCCGTATTGACTTCCGATAATAATAATATATTCATCATTAGTATTTTTATCAGTAACAATATATTTACATAGACGACCATCATAATTTTTAATACCAGGGGTTTCTGTTGTCATGATAACATGAACATCATCATTTTCATATTCAACAGTATACTCTTTTTTATCTCTATATTTTAGCCATATGAGACTACAATCTCGATTAAGTAGGCCATCTAACAAATTCGGAATTAAAAGTTTATTTTGATGATCTATTAAAGTTAAAAAACAACAATCATCTTTTAGTACAGATAAAATAAAGTTTTTTCCGTAAACTACTCCATGACCATCGATAAGTCTAGCATCCTTATTAAAAGCTTTTATAGAATATTCTTTTTCTTTTAAAGAATTATACAACAAATAAGCCACTTGATTGTGTATGTTGTATCTAAATTCAATACTGAAATTTAGATGAGCTGGTTTATTAATATGAATAAAGTTTTTAAAGTTATCCAAATTAGATGGTATTCCGACTACTGATATAAATTTTATTATAAAAGAATAATCATTGTAATTTTCAATAACTTCAATTTCTCCATTTGTGAATATCTTTGCTTGTTCTTTTAAAACTTGTAGAGTAAAGATATTCTTCGATAGTAAAGTATAGATAATTCTGTCTTTTCTATCTTGTAAACTCCAACCACTCTTATAATCTAGTTCCATAAAT